GGCTGCTTTACGGATCGACGTATTAACGAGCGCGTTGTCAACCATGTCTTGGGCGTAAATTTCGGTTAAGGTATTAACTGCCATTTTGTTTTTCCTCGTTTCGAATTTTTGGCAAAAAGAAAGGCGAGAAGATTCGTCGCCTTTCGGTTACGATTCTTCCCGCCCCGCGGAACGACCTCGGACCCCGTCCTTAGCCTGAAGACTTCACTGAACTAGACAAGCCCCGCCTGTCGTCAGTGGTGTTTATGTTGGGAGGTTAAAGGCCTCCAACCTGTTGTGGCGATTCGCCCTCTTGATACTGCGCAACAACTGAACGGCTTCTACGCCAGTCATCTGTTTGCTCCACGCTATGGCTATCTGCCCTGTCGGCTGGAGCACCGTGAACCTGTAACCTCTATGACCTATGCTGTAAGCAAACACCGTGACAGAGGGTTGAGTTGATAATAGCGGCGATATCACGTCGGCTTGATTCGCCACGACTTTTGCCTTGACAAGTGGGACAGCCTGCTTATCGACTGTCGTCTCCGATACGTGAGACGGTGCGCAATCTTCGCAGTACACCTCCCCCTCGTCAATCGGTTTTTCGCAATCCTTGCATTCCGGCATTCAGATTACCGTGGAAAGACAGGCACCGCAGACAGTGGTAACTGTTCAGCGTTTGTGTATTTTTTCTTAAGTTCGCCGTATCGTTTCGGATCTTTAGCCTGGAGCTCTTTCTGTTTGGTGTAGTTAACGGTTGCAGGTACGAAGTACTGCTCATACTCTTCTGAACTACCTGTGTCTTCGTTGCCTGCACCACCACCTGATATTCCGCTCGAGATGAACGCTTTACCTGCACCGTCCTTCCAACTGGTGACGTACGCGTCTATGTCCATGTTATCGACTGTCACAGTGTACACACCAGGAGTAGCTTCGGTAACAACTGCCTTACTGAGGTTAAGGGCTAACGCGGCCTCCAAATACTCGGGCACTGTTACACCAGCTTTCGTGAATGCTGCGCTCAACTTGTTTTTGGCAATTTCGCCATGGAGCTTTTTGACAGTGTCCGCCTTCTCAAGGTTGAGGTTATCGTACTTCGTCTGAAGACCGTCGAGCTGTGTCTTATGCGCAGTACGCACAGACTCAAGCACTTCCGCGTGTTTACCCTCTGCTGTGAGCTTTGCCTGTCGTTCGGCCTCGATTGCGTCGTCTTGTTCCTTCTTGGCCTTTTTCAGGTTTTTTACCTCATCCATAAGCTCTTCGCGCTTAGTGATAAGTGGCGCAGTGGCGTCCGTAACAGCTTTGTTGATCTTTGCGGTCAATTCCGCTTCACTAATTTCCATCCTGTCTCCTCTGGTGGGTTAAAGGTACTTTTCTTTTATATCAGCGACGGTTAATCGTCGTCCCGCGTCAGTGTACATCTTGTCAAAGGTAATCTTACCATCTCGTAACAACCTGGCACGTTCCTTACCCAGTGCCTCCTCCTGAAAGGTTGCCGATTGCGTCTTGATCCACTCGCCATAATTAAGATACTTGTCAAGTTTTTCCGATCTCCCGCTATCGCCACGTTGTACCCTCCCAAGGTCTTGTTTCATTTCACCGCACGACATGCCGGGCGGAACGTAAATGCGAACGCACCGACAATTGATATGCGCCAAACCTGCAAACTTGTTTTTCTCCCTGCACTGACCATCGAGACCTTGACAGTACGCGCAAGTTGAACTATCGAGTGTCGCCATCCAAATTGCTCGATCAACATCCAGTGCTTCAGCAGTTTCCTCTCTTGCTTGATTTGCTGTAGCCTGTATCAACGTACGAGCAAGTGCTTCTGCACTTCGTTCCTGCACACCTGACGCATCCCGTACGAGCTCAGTAATCTCCGCTACTGGTAGGCCTTCGAGATACGCTCGTGTGGCAATATTGCTTGCGTCGTTGATACCTGCTGACGTGTACCGGGACCACATTTCTCGAACCGTCATCTGTCTGCCCGAACCCCCTGGCATTACGATATCAAACGACCTGGACACTATCTTCGGGACATCACGCAGCTCTAACGCTTGCGCACCCGATACACCTAATGCCGCAAAACTTTCTTTCTCCAACTTATGCGCAGCAGCAGCAGTTGCGCTTTGATGTTCGAAAAGCAGTTCGTCAAGCTCCTGGTACCGCTCAATCGATACATCCCTGATCTCTTTTCTGATTCGGATGAGTTGGGTCTTAGTAGCTACCTTGTCGTCAAGTAGTATAGCAAGCACCTCTTTTCGCAAGCGTCTAAGTACAACCTGCATGTCCTTGCTGGCAGTACGGGATAACTGCTCAAGACGCACCGTTAGGCGCAGCACCCTGTCGGCATACGATTGCATCACTCTACCTTGTCTCCGGGTTTAGTCTTTCCCTCATCGTCATCGCTCTTATCCCCAGGCTTAACAGCCCCACTGTCAACCATACCAGTATCAGGATTGACATTTGGAGAAGGCGCACTTTGAATAGCTTCCAGCTCTTGCTCTGCTGTACGTTGCGGATCTGCGACTTCACCACGTTTGAGATTGTCGTAATAAGTTTCAAAGGACATTCCCCCTTTCATGTAGGCATTGACTAACGCAGTCAACATCGCCGCGTCCATACCAGCCGGTAAAAAGTCTTTCTGAAGCTTACAAGATACGGTGTCAGGGTTATCCCCTGCCCACTCAGCCAGTATCTTACATGCCATGTTCATTTCCCACGAAAGACAGTCCACAACACCTGCGAGTGTAGCAGTGTTATTCGCGTAATCGATGGATGCACCTGTTGCTGAGTCGTTCAGCTTGGCCATTGCCATCTGGACCGTCATTGTCGCAATCAAGTCCTCGAACTTCTCAAGCTTTTTAGCAACAGACGATAAACCAGCTCCAGTAAACTCCCTGAAGCCAGTCTTCGCGTCCACTTCACTGCACCCGATGACCTTACCAGGACCTGTCTCTTTTGGGAAGTCCTCGTCTTTTGGATCTTTACCGAAAAAGTACGGCGTTGGGAGCGCTGCCATACGCAGACCCCACATCTCGTCTGCCCCGAGCATGTAGTGGTGCTTGTTTATATCAACGATATGATTCAGTGGCGGAGATATTGGCGTCACACCGCCGTGGAAAACAATCGGTATATACGGCAGTGGTCTATTGTTCATCTTCGGGATTATCTCGTCGCCAACCTGAATCCCTGATTTGTCGAATATACGCTGCCTATACTTGCCAGTAGTTAAATCCAACACGCGATATCTCGAGACAGGCAAAAATGCAAATTCGTCATTGCTGTCTGGATCTTGAACAGTCTCCCGCAATACGACCATCGATAGGACGTTAACGTTTCGGACACGTGTTGTCCTCCAGTTTATGATGTCCAGTTCAGGGTAGTAGACGAACCGAGGACGCACACCAAGAGCCTCAGCCTGGAGTATAGTCAATACCTGACCGCTTGCGTCTGGGACGTCGATCAACGTCGCTCCTCTACCAGTTATCAAGAACCTATAAATGAGCTCTGAATAGTAACCCGACAACGTCCTCTCGTCAGCGTCCACGTCCTCGAATAGTTTTCGTGACTTGGAGTTATCAGGTGTGATCAACACAGGCTCTTTTCGTGTAGCCATACCAGTCATCGCCATTGCTGCACGTTTCGTGTACAGGACGACAGGGGCTCTGTTTTTGTAGTCTTCGTATTTTTCGGGATAGTCTACGAAGCTCGATATTATGGGCAAGTACGTTTCGTTTTTGTCGTGAACGGCCTTTTGCGATGTTGCAAAGTCAAGGCATTTTTGCCATTCACCCTCCATGGCCGTGTAATACTTGTGTTTGTACGTTACGGTTATCGACATCGCTATATTCCTGTCATCTCTACTTGCTTGGTTGATGGCTTAGTTATTCCGTAATCGTGGTCGATGAAATAACCGCCGGCGTCGTTCGGGTGATCCTGATCTTTGTTCTTTTCAGGTTGTCCGTGCTTATCGAAAGCCTGTTGCTCGAGTGTCTCGATGTATAGCGGGCAGCCCTCCTCATGCACTACATACTTGAAACCTCTTCGCCCTTCAAAAGCTGCGTTCATGCTGTTAATGCGGTTCTTTACGTACGGGTTACGCTTCTTGGCCCGAATTCTTAAACCCCATTCCCCTAGTATCTTCAGGTCTGAAGAACTAGCACCTCTCGAGTCGTTGTGCTTACCAGACGCGTCCGGGTATACTACGATGGGATGTCCAGGGAACGATTCGATCAACAGTCTAGCCATGCTCGGTGTGTCGGCTACGTCAAGCAACTCTTTATACGCGACCACGAATGGCGGTCTCTTCACATGCACGATGGCTGCCATCTTCCGCACGTTGAAGTCCATGCCGACGTACAGGACCTCTTTATTACCGAGGCGAACATTGTGGCACAGGTTAAACTCTCTGCTAAAGCTACTATACACTGTGCCGCTAGTTAGGTTCGTGAACTTACCGAGAATATACGCTTCGAACATCTTCTCCGGGTAGTTGCCTTTCAGGTCATCGATATAGTTGTCCGGTAGGTTGTGAGCATTGCTATACGTAGACATCCTGATTAGTTGACTATCAGGTAACGGACTTTTGTAGAACGCTTCGTAAGCCATCTTGTATCCCTCGGGTGTACTAGCAAGGGCCATTTGATTACGAACTGCGTTCCCATCTCTGTCGAACAACTTTATACGGCAACGGGCTTTTATCTTTCGCCACGCGTGCCATGCTTTTGCAGTCGATAATATGTCCGCTTCGTCAACTGCGGCGTTACCGATTTCGAAACCGACGATGCGCTCAGGATTCTCCATTGACCTGCATATAACGGACCCGAGACCGTGGATGTATATGATACCTGCGCTGTGGAGGATCGTATACGGTATACCTCTGTCCCCGCACCATTCACTTACTAAAGGATACAGGATATCGCGGATAAGTCCGTATGTTGGTGCGAAATACCCGTGCATGATTCCCGGGTACTCACACAACCATCGCCAAATCTTCATCCACAGTGTAAACGTCTTACCACTACCGAACCCAGCAATTGCTGCTACCGATGGGGCTGTGGACATGAAGAAATCTGACTGCGGGATGCTCAGGTTCGAATCATAGGTCCGGAGCATCTGGTACCTCGTTGTGGACTATTTGCTCTGGTAGTACGTGCTCGTCCTCATACGGCTTCCCGTTACTAGGTGCCACGTTGATATTGACAACAGGAGCCATACTTCCTTCGTCCGGTGACATGTGGGACTTGAATACGTTGGCCAACAACTTGTATATCGGTTCTTTGTCTTTCGTCGTCAGCAGCTCTGCTGCTAACTGTCGTTTGATATGGATGTTGCCCATGTTGTAACAACGTATCAGGGCGTTAGATGTTTCGGGTAGGAAATCGGTTTCGACGTAACCGTAAAGGGCGAGAGCGTCTTGGTATGTTACCGTATCACGACCGCAGAGAAAAAGATGCAGGGCGAAGTCTATGTTCGTGACGTAGGCTCCGCCGACTATTATAATCCTGTTAAGTGCCCCAAGGATTATCTCTTTGTCTGGAAAAAAGTCGATGCTGTTCATGTCGTATCACGGTAACAAAAGCTTCCCAACTGATGTCCATTGGCTCTCGCCAATTTGCATACGGGACATAAAGTCGAAGCGGTACCCTAACCCTCCAAGGTATAAGATTTCGTTTGTAAACGAGCGCCGGGATAATATCGCAACCCTCTTTCTCGGCTCGATTGAGTGCTTGACGCACGGCTTGATCCCACCATGCGGGCAATAGGAAAGTCTCGCACCATTTGACCTCAATGCTAAATCCCGGTACCATTTCCGGCTTGATATCTTCGCCGCCCTCTCTCGCTTGGTTGATGTTGCGTCGAACCCTTAGCCCTTCAGGAAAGGCTGCAGTCAGCATGTCCGCCACTTGGCGTTCGCCACGTTGACCTTTATCTCTACTCTTTTTACCCATTAGTTTGTATCCTCAATTTTCAGTGTTATAACATACACTTGCGACGATTGTCAAAACTATTTTTATTTACTAGGAATTCCGGGCACTTATGAGCACTTTGTAGTTGGTGACACTAACAGCGTGCCATGTATCCCAGGCCTCAATAAAGCGCCGCCACGCCCAATCGTTACCGTCAGCTATTCTCTCGTTACTTCTTATTGGAAGCAGCGTGCCACGATACTCGAAGCGACGTTGTACCGCGTACCTTTTTCTTGAACTCATAACGCCCATATCATTCCTCCGCGTAATCGCCATCTAAAAGTTTCTTCGTAAACGTCTGAACCATCCAAAGCCAGTCGCTTGACTTCGGTTGCCGACCGTCCAGCATACCACCAGCGTAGACTACCAACTCCCCGTCTTCGTCGTACCCGATTATAATGCCGCACTCAATGTTAGTACGGCAAGTCTCGAGCACGTGGTCAAAGTCGTTGGCCGGATAAATGCTTATTACCTTCCCCACGTTAGCCCTCCTACAGGATAGTGTTGAACTGGCACTCTGCTTTGTCTTTGTTTATCACTGTCAACCTATCGTCAGCCGATATTTGCTTTGTCAGCAGATTAATGGCGTACTCTTTCGCCTGCTTCTTCATTTGTCCTATGGTGCAGTCATCGCCCCAGGACTGATCTACCTGCACCAATACCTCTACCTTGATTTTTATCCCTGCCATATTAGCCCTCTTCAGTAGCTTTTTCCCATATCTCGTTTAGCGTGTTCTCTTGCGGTCTCGTTAGCTTACCGTTAAGCGCGTACTGGTACGTCACTGAGTCGATGAAGCCACGCTCCCAACTGTTGAGCCTCCCTCGCCGGACATCGCAGTCCTCGAGCATTTGTTTGATGTCGTCTTTCATCAATGCACCATGAGTTCCACGTACGCCACCCAGTTAACAGCGATGGCCATAACGGCCACCACTATTCTAGCGGGCTTGTTGAGACCTTCGTATGGGCTCTCGTCGTCAGGACCGTCCGCCCAGTACATTATGCCAAGCGTGATAAAC